TACGAAGAGCTGCAGCGAACGCTATGGGTGGACTAGTAGGAGGTATATTTGGTAGAAAAGGTGGTGGTGGTGGTGGTGGAAGTGGTTTTAGTCCTGGCTCTGTATCATTAAACGCTGGGCTTTTAAATCAACAGCATGCTAATACTAATACATTTGTTCCACCATCTATAAGTAACACTGATATTGAAGGTGTAGCATTTGGTAAAAAAAAGAAAACTAAAAAATAAAAAAAAAGAATTATGGCATTTAAAATGAAATACAACCCAAACAAGAAAACTGGAGATGGTTTTCCATATAAAGGAGAGGCTTTTAAATATGATTGGTTAAATAAACTTAAAACAAAAGCTTCGAATGTACTTTCGGACCTTAAAGACAAAACTGTCAACATGGGTAACGTAGTTGGTGATCCAGAGTTTAAAGCTAAAATGACTAGAAATATTAAAGCTGGAAATGAAAAGTTAAGAAAGCAAAAAATTAGACATCGCTATGAGAATCAGAAAAATGAAAAGCTTCAAACTTTAAGGCAAGAGTATATTAAAGGTCCAGAGGGCAAGCAGAGACCAAACGAATCAGACAAGCAATACAATAGAAGATACAATGACCAAACTAGACACGCTAATAACTATGCTGAAAAGAAGTATCAAGAGCAAAAAAAGAAAAAGCAAATAGCTATGACACCTAAAACTAAAGAGCAAACACAATTGGCTCAGAATAAGTTTAAGAAATCTTCAGTTTTAACTAAGAAAAAATATAAATCATAATTATGCCAGTTTTTGATAAAGAGGGTAGGGGGTTTAAAATGCCTGGGTTTAGTGGTTTTTTAAAAAAAGACGATAAGAATAAAAAGAAAAACCCACCTCTTCCCCCGGATCCCGATAGAGAGGATGGTGGATTTGAAACTAAAGCAGAACTAGAAGCTTGGATGAAAAAGCATTATCCAAATAAAACAAAACCCTCACAAGGAGATTACAGTCCAAAATGGATGAACGCTGATGAGGTAGATTAGTATAAACTAGTCAACAAATAGAATTTAATTTAATAAAATATAATACATTATGGAATACAACTTACCAAGTGAGTTGGTGAAAGATCTTAGCTTTGGTGATGATGCTAAAGCTAAGGTAATCACTGGCATAAATAAATTAGCCCAAGCCGTTAAATCCACATTAGGAGCGTCAGGTAAATGCGTTATCTACGAAGACGGTCGTGGCAAACCGGTCATAACAAAAGATGGTGTAACCGTTGCAGAGAGCGTAGTCTTGTATGATCCGGTGGAAAATATGGGTGCAACACTCATAAAAGAAGCTGCTAGAAATACAGTTAAAGAAGCTGGTGATGGCACAACAACTGCTACAGTACTTGCTGAAGCATTAATCAAACAAATAGACACTGCGATCGCAGATGGTCTTACAATCAGAGAAATTAAAGATGGAGTAAATGAAACACTAGATGATGTTATTAATTATCTTAATAATATATCTATAGATGTAGAAGGTGATATGCTATCTAGTGTTAGTGCTATATCCTGTAACAACGATAATAAGTTAGGTGAAATAATAGCCGAAGCCTACGACAAGGTTGGGAAAAATGGTGTGGTATTGATGGAAGAGAGTGAGTCAGAAGATACTTATGTTGATGTAGTTGATGGTGTTCAAGTAGAGTGCGGACTAACATCTCCCCATTTTGTTACCAATACAGAGAAATATACATGTGAGTTAGATAGTCCATTAGTTTTAATATGCTCCTCTGAAATACCTAATATTAGGAAGATACAATCTATATTAGAGCATGTTATTAAAAACAACCGATCTTTACTTATAGTAGCACCAGTTACACAACAGGTAAAGTCGGCGTTGCTAATGAACAAGGTAAAAGGTAATATAAAGATTAATATAATAGATCTTCCAGGTTTTGGTCCAACTAAAAAGGATGCTACTGAAGATTTAGCTATATTAACTGGTGCAACAGTATTAAATGAAGAACTGGGTGATGACTTAGATCTTATGAAACCAGAACACTTAGGTGAAGCTGAATTTTGTATAACAGATGATAAAAGCACGGTTTTAACATTAGAAGGAATGACTGAGGGTATTGAAGGTAGAATAGATGAGTTAAATGGAAAGCTTGCTAAAGAAAAAGATGGTTTTATCAAAAAGAAATTAGAAGAAAGACTAGCAGCGCTATCTGGTAGTGTCGGTGTTATTAGGGTTGGTGCTAATTCTAAAGTTGAACTAAAGGAAAAGAAAGATAGAATAGAAGACGCTATATATGCTACTAAAGCTGCATTAAAAGAAGGTATAGTACCAGGAGGTGGAATTGCATTACTAAATGCATCTCAAAAAATTTCGACCAGCGATGCTGGTAAAGTATTACTAAAAGCATTGTCTTCACCATTTCAAACTATCATGGATAACGCTGGTATGAAACTAAATATGGGTATGAAAGAAGGTTATGGTTGTAATGTTATAAATGGTACATTTGTTAAAATGATTGATGAAGGTATTATTGATCCAGTATTAGTAACTAAGTCCGCACTTAAAAATGCTGTAAGTGTAGCTTTAACTGTGATGTCAGCAGATTGTGTAATATCAAACATAAGAATAGAAAATGCAAGCAGTTAACGATTACGTAATAGTAGATATAATAAAAGAAGGACCAAAAAAAGTTGGAGGTTTAATCTTAACAGATGAAACAGATGAAACAAACAGATACAAAAAAGCTAACGTTATTTCTACAGGCAACGATGTTCCTATTGTTAATAAAGGTGATGTTGTATATTATGACGCTGTTGCTGGACACGATATAGCTTATAACGATATTATGTATAGAGTTATACGCGCTAGAGATATAGTTATAGTAGAATGATTACTATTTTTAAAAAGTATGTAATATCTATTAAAGAGATTAAAATAAAAATACAATGAGTAAAAATGTTTGGTTATATTTTGATAGTGTTGAAGATGATGACAACACGACATCCAGTACTAACGTTATGTTTAACGCTAGTAAGCTTAGAGCTATTGTTCCAAATGATATTGGTACACTGGGTTTACATTTTAATAGTTTAAGAAATAAAAACTCAGCTACACATGACTTTATTTTACTAAATAATTTTGCAAATCTTACACACCTTGATATTGGCAAATCTATAGTTAGAGCTATTAATAATAATACACCAACGTTTGATGGGTTCGTTTGTGTTTCAGATAATTTAAAGACATTAGTTGATGGATCTTCTGTTCAACCAGAATATCTAACTGATCGCGACGGAACAGAGTCTGGTAAAATAGCTTCAACCGCATCAATATCATTAATGCAATTAAAGGGTGGTGGGTTAAAGTATGGTAACCATACTATAACCGCTACGGATGACGGTAGTGGTACGGGTCAAATACCAGAAAGTGGTAGTTATTATATTAAAAACGATGATGATGTTAATCATATAATTAAATTACCTGATTTAAATTATGGATACCCAGGTATGAGAGTAGAACTATACGGTGTAAACGATGGTTACGAGCTACAAGCATTTGATCCAGAAAATGAAAGTATTAATCAAGTTAGTGGCGCTGGTAAATCTTGTGCTATACCTGCTACAGTTGAAAAAGTAGAATGCTTTACCTATGGAGCTTCTAATAATTGGATATGTTATCAATACGATACGGGTGCTGGGGATTACGAAACAGTGCCAACCGCAGATTAAATTATAAATTATGAGAAAGTTTTTTCAATTTAGAAGAGTCACCGCCAGTGCACGTGATAAAATGATAATGATACCTGTTGATTCTATAATAGGTATGCAATCACCAAACGACTATCAAATCGAAATATGGTTTGATAATATTGACATGGAAGCTGGTAGTTGGCCCGGTGCTATAAACAACCAGAATGTTATCATTAATATAAAATCTGGTTCAAGAAAAAGAGTTATGAAAAGATTAGCTGAGCTATCAAATCAAGCACCACACGATGACGGTGTTGTAATTGTTGCTGATAACATTACTGACACATATTGTCATCCAGATATTATAGGTTGTGGTTTTATAGGTATATCACTATACTCTAGCCAAGCCCCAATGAAATAGTAATAAAATTAAATATAATATTAAGCCTAAACCATAAATCACAAACTTAAAACCTAGAATCAAAATCAATTAATTAATAATCATAAAAAAAAAGTAAAAATGAATAAAACTAATTACTTATGGTTCGCGGAAGCGGACGTTGAAGAAACTGCAGACGCGCTTATGGTGCGTGCTGACAGCTATCTAGGTGCTGATCCAGTATCTGGGGGAATTAATTTAAAGTTTGCAGATTTACAAGGACATCAAACCGTGGAGACAGTGAAACTTCATTGCGCTAACGGAAACCAAAAAGCTGTCTTAGAAAGTGTGGCTGCAATAATGAATGCTCATCCATTTGCTAATGGTAATATGATTGTTGTTGCAGATTACAACGTAGCAAACGGTCAAACCGCTATTGGAGCACATGATGAATTTAGAGGACTTGTAACTGATGTTACAATAACGTAGTATTAATTTTAAAATAATAAAAAAAATGGAAAGTTATTTATATTTCGCCGGAGTAGACGGCGCAGCTGGTGGAGCTGATGCTACTAATGAAGCAGGTATGTGGCCAGCTAGTAGTTTTATTGGTGTAGAGCCTGGAGCTGCTGGAACAACTAAAATTCACTTTAAAAGTACATTTAACGATATTGATGGAGGTACAGCTTCTGACAGTATTACAGTAACTCACGCTGACACTCATGCAGCTGCTGATTCTTACCATAGATGTAAGATAATAGCAGAAGCTATGGTGGAAGCTGTTAATTGCGCTAAAGCTGGTAAAGTTGTTAGTGTTATAGATGTTAATGAAGCTGTATATTTTGGTGGCATTGCAGACATTAAAGATGACGCAGGTTTTGATATTGTTATCGCTATAGATTCATAATAGATGCGATTAACAAGTCACGATTTACGTGATTTACAAATCCTTAAGTATTACAGGCTCGTTAGAAAATGGGCCTGTAAAACTTACGGGTTGACTGATGCGGATTTAGAACTTCTTATTTATTTAGATTGTAAAGGAAGATTCACGCGTCAAGAATTTATCGACGGAACATATACCATGAGTTGGGATAAGAACCGTTGGGAAAAATTAAGGAGGAATGGTTGGATAGAAGCTTGGAGACACAGAAATAGAACAACCATCAAATACTCTGTATTCAAAACCTCCTTTAAGTGTTCGCACTTAATAAGTAGAATTTACAGAATACTACTTGGTGAAGAGGATATACCAACCTCTGAGAATAGTATTTTTTTTAGTAACAAGTCATACACCGATAAGGTAATGAATAAGTCTATCGATGATATGATAAAAGATAACGAAAGATGATTGGAAAATTTATAGGTGGCTTATTCGGCAAAGTAGTAGACAATGCAGAAGGAATACTTGACAAAGTTATTACAACAGACAAAGAAAGAGATGAAGCAAAGCTTGCTCTTAGACGTTTATTACTTGAAGCCGAAACTGAAGCTTTCAACAAAGAGGTCGAAGATAGAAAGAGCGCACGTGATATGTATAAAGACGATGCGCTTATTCAAAAAATCCTTGCCACACTTTTCACGGTGGCTTATTTTGGATTAAGCTTTATGATGTTTAGAGTATTTGTAATGGGAGATCTAGATCTTGGAGAATTTGAGATAAGTTTTATCTCTACAATATTTGGTGCAATGAGTGCAAAAGTTAATACAGTTGTCGATTTCTTTTTCGGAGGATCGTCAAAGAAAAACGAACAAAATAAATAATATGCTTGGTCTGTCTAGTGGTTTATATTATCCTAGTGGTGTTGGTGATTTAACAATAAGTGCTGTTAATGAAATAAGTGATTTAGTAGGTCATTGGGATTTTTCTAACTCAGCAACACTTTCAAAGACTTTTAATTGGGGTTTAGGTGGCTTAACAAACGCGGGTCAACCTCAAGTAGCTGTTGTAGCGGATGAATTAATTGGAACAGTCGCAAATGGAGCTTGGTATCTTTATAACCAAGATAACACAGATTTAGGAAGATCAATGTTATACTTCAATACCAGCAACCAACCAACATACAAAACTGGTGGGGCGAACGGGAATAGTTATGCGAAGTTTGGTACTGATGATAAGTTAGCGGCTGGAAGTGCATCTTGGCAAGGCGCTACCACAGGTAGTGATTTAACAACAGTTGAGTTGAATTTTGATGCAATGACTATTTTTACAGTAACAAAACCGGGTACAACAGAGGGTACTAGAACTCTTCTATATTACCAAGGATCGGATGTATCACCTCAAATTGGTACTAGTGAATTTAGAATGCAATATGTTATGAATGGTTCTAATCATAGGTTTAAAGCGGTCATGTCAGATAACACTCTTACTGATGGTGATTGGACTATTTTAGGTGCTAATCAGACTGAATCAGATATAAACCAGGTCTGCTTACATACAGCGTGGATTAAACCGTCTGGTCAAGCATCTAAGATAAGATTTAACGGTGCTAATTCCGTGTCTGGATCTGATAATCAACAGACAAGTACAAATGACTCTAATTACAACGATTTAACCTCAATAGGTATAGGCGCACAATTTGCTGGAAATTTTTTTGCATCAGGATCTAATTATTGGGATGGAGATATTTACGAAATAGTATATTACAACAAAACCTTATCTGAACCAGAAATGTTGGCCGTGGAAAACCACTTGATGAGTAAATACGGTATAAGTTAAAATAAATAATATGTTAGGATTAACAAGTGGATTAGAATATTCAAATTTTAATAGTGGGGAGACTGGTCCTTATCTTTTAGTAGAGTGCACTGACTCTTCTTTGACATCTGGTGTAAATTCAGTTTTAATATTTCAAAACTTAACTAGTGCAACAAGATCAGCGAATGATACTCTTACAGCTAGTTTTGAGTATTATCTTACAGATCCAGATGGTGTAGACGGTACAGATAATGTCACATATAGATTTGGTCAGGGTGATGATGATAATGTTGTTAGTGGAACATCTGCTACTATTGGTCCATTTACATCTAAACAATTTCAACAAGATGTAGCACAAGCTAGGAGTGGTTTAATATCAACTTGCTTTGGTAATAATTGGACTAATAATTACATATTTGCTCTCACGGTAACAAATGATAAACCAAGTTTTCAAACTAAATTTTTTATAAAAAACTTTCAAGTTGTTCATAAAAATTCAGGCGGAACAGTTTTAGAAACAATAACATTTGATTTTTCTAGCGGTGGAGATATAAGTATGGTTACTGGAAGTGGAGCGTTTTCCCCATCCAGTGCTCAATATAGTAAAGGTAATGTTTTACCATAATAATTAACAATAAATAAATAACAAATAAAATGGGAATAAATTCAACAGAAGTCGCTTATGGCTTCGGACAAATGGGAAGTGTACACGGTAGCGCGGCTACAGAAATTCACGCTCCAATAGGTAGGGTTATTGTAGCTATTCAATTTTTAGCTGACAATACGCCAACGAAGTTAGTTTCTGAGTCAACTATGTATGTTGCTCATACAGCGGCAGCACATAAAGCTGTTAATGACATTATACCTGAAGGCTCTGCTACGATAGCAGCTGGTACAGCCATAACACTAACAACAAACTACAACCTTGTTGGTTTTGATGTTGGTTGGTATGTTTTTGGGCCTACTGTGCCTAGAGGAACTAAAGTTACAGAAGTTAACGTTGGTGGTGATTTAAAAGAGTTTAAGGTTGATCAACCAATTGTTCACACCGCTAATGATGTCTTTTTCTTTCAAAACCCAGCTTCAGACGAAGGAGTTGGTGGACAAGCATTCACAACAGGTGGTAACGTAAAGTTTCCAAAAGGCTTGACAATATACGGAAGATGGACAAGTATAGTGCCTGAAGCTGATGCTGATGGTGGCGTAATCTGTTACTTTGGAAAATAACAACAATTAATAATTAAATAAAATATAATATAATGGCAAAATTAAAATTAAAAAAAGATTTACCTGAAAAAATATCTAGTGAACATTTAGATAAAATTCAGAAAATAGTAAATATAATAAATGGAATTCAATTTAATGTAGGTAAGTTAGAAGCTAGGAAACACGAGTTGTTACATGACTACACTGTTTATCAAGAGAAAATAACTTTATTTCAAGATACTCTTCAAAAGGAATATGGAACTTATGATGTTAACTTGGATGACGGAACTATTAATTATCCTAAGTTACCTGAAGATGAAAAATAATATAATTAGAAAAATAACTATAGGTAAAGATTACAAAAACGATTCTATGCACTACGCTGTTGATCAGGATGTGTATGGAGGTCATAAGATTTGTGATATAATAGAGGAGGAAGATAAATACTCTATTTATATTAAAAAAGAGCAAGTTGTTATACCTTGGAAAGATTTCAATAAAAACATGGCTATATCAGTTGAATACAACTTAGAATATTAATGAAAGCTTACAAGGAGTTTGTGGTGTCACCTATTGGTGAGCGTTATAGTAATTCTAAAAAAATTGATGATAAAGAACTAATACTCAATACAGAAATATTTAATCATCAATACGTGAATAGGCTAGCAAGAGTAATCGCTACTCCACTATTATTTCAATCACCTATTAACGTAGGTGATGAAGTAATAGTACATCACAATATTTTTAGAAGATGGCTAGATATTAAGGGTATAGAAAGAAATAGTAGATCTTACTGGAAAGAAGACAAATATATAATATCTTTAGATCAAATTTTTCTACACAATAAAAAAGCTATGCCGGGTTATAGTTTTATTAAACCCATAAAAGCTACTAACAAGTTTAATATAGAAGATGAAAAACCACTAGTAGGTATTATTAAATATTCAGATGGAACATTTAAAAAGAATGAGTTGGTTGGTTTTAAACCTAGCAGTGAATACGAATTTATTGTTGACGGAGAAAGATTATACAGGATTTTAAATAAATTTATTACAATTAAATATGAATATCAAGGAAACGAAGAAGAATATAATCCAAGCTGGGCACAAAGCGGTTGAAGAACTAATTAAAGTTGCTAGAGAGGAGATAGTTGATTCAGACGAAGACATATCAGCTGATAGATTAAAGAACGCTGCGGCTACAAAGAAACTAGCTATATTCGATGCGTTTGAAATATTAAATAGAATTCATGAAGAAGAAAATATGCTTGAAGGAAAACCTATAGAGGACGAAAAGAAAGCAGCTTTTAAAGGATTTGCAGAAGGAAGATCTAGATAATGTATAAACAGAGTTTGTATAAGGTTGTAGAACCTATTAAAATAAATACCATTAAAAGACTTAATAAGTCTAAAAAATGGGAGTATGGTTATAACAAAGAAGCTGATATAGTTTCTATATCAAAAACCGGTATGATAGGTGAAGTTATAGAAATACAAGGATTTCAAATAGCATTACCAAAACAACCGAAAGAAGTATATAGCTGTAGTAAGATAAAGTCAGAACAAAAGTGGAAACAATTCCCCGCTAATCCTGAGTTTAAAAGAATTAAAACTGTATTTGACTGGCAGGATTATCCAGATGATTTCAAAGAAAAACACTATGGATATATAGACGAAGAGTTTAAGAGAAGAGAAGAGGGTTTTTGGTTCATGAATAACGGAAAACCAACCTATATAACAGGAACACACTATATGTATTTACAGTGGAGTAAAATAGATGTTGGCGCTCCAGATTTTAGAGAGGCTAATAGATTGTTCTTTATATTTTGGGAAGCTTGCAAAGCAGATAAAAGAAGTTATGGAATGTGCTATTTAAAAAATAGACGTTCTGGTTTTTCCTTTATGAGTTCAGCTGAAACAGTTCATCAAGCTACACTAGCAAGTGATAGTAGATTTGGTATACTATCTAAAACTGGTGCTGATGCTAAGAAGATGTTTACAGATAAAGTGGTGCCAATTAGCTTAAACTATCCATTCTTCTTTAAACCAATACAAGATGGTATGGATCGTCCAAAATCAGAGCTAGCATACAGGGTTCCTGCTAAAAAGTTTACTCGAAAGAAAATGAGAGAACGTGAGGAGGTTGATGACATGCAAGGTCTTGACACAACTATAGATTGGAAAAATACAGGTGATAATAGTTATGATGGTGAAAAGTTAAACTTATTAGTTCACGATGAAAGTGGTAAATGGGAAAGACCTGATAATATAAAAAATAACTGGAGAGTTACAAAAACTTGTTTACGACTAGGTAGTAGAATAGTTGGTAAATGTATGATGGGTTCAACAAGTAATGCTTTAGACAAAGGAGGTGATAATTTTAAAAACCTATATAATGACTCAGACGTTACAAAGAGAAATCGCAACGGACAAACTAAGTCAGGATTATATTCTTTGTTTATTCCTATGGAATGGAATTACGAGGGATTCATTGATGAATTCGGACAACCTGTTTTCAATACTCCAAAAAAACAAACATTTGATCCACACGGAGTAGAAATAGACCAAGGTGTTGTAGATCATTGGAACAATGAAGCAGAAGGATTGAAAGATGACCAAGATGCTTTAAATGAATTTTATCGTCAGTTTCCAAGGACAGAAGAACATGCTTTTAGAGACGAGACTAAAAATAGTTTGTTTAATCTAGTTAAGATATACGAGCAAATAGATTACAACGATGACAATAGAAACGAATCAACAGTTAATAAAGGTAATTTTCAATGGGTTGGTGGAGTTAAAGACACTAGTGTTGATTTTTACCCAGATCCAAACGGTAGATTTAAGATTAGTTGGGTTCCGGTTAAAAGATTACAAAATAACGTTATTATAAAAAATGGCGTAAAGTATCCAGGCAATGAACACATGGGAGCATTTGGTTGCGACTCGTATGACATATCAGGAACAGTAGATAAACGAGGGTCAAAAGGTGCTTTGCATGGTTTAACAAAGTTTTCAATGGAAGATGCTCCGGCTAATACGTTCTTTCTAGAATATATAGCTAGACCACAAACGGCTGAGATATTTTTTGAAGATATATTAATGGCGCTAGTATTTTATGGCATGCCATTACTCGCGGAAAACAATAAACCTAGACTCTTGTATTACTTACGGAGACGAGGGTATAGAGGTTTTAGTATGAATAGACCAGATAAAATTTGGAACAAATTATCTGTAGCAGAAAAAGAAGTTGGAGGAATACCAAACTCTAGTGAAGATATAAAACAAGCACATGCTGCTGCAATAGAAGCTTATATAAACGATCACGTTGGATTTTTAAGTGACGGTACTTATGGTAATGTTTACTTTAACGAAACACTTAATGATTGGGCTAGATTTGATATAAACAAAAGAACAAAGCATGACGCCTCTATAAGTTCTGGATTAGCTATAATGGCTTGCAATAGACATCTATATAGACCAAATGCAAAAATTGAGAAACCATCTTTAAACCTAAATATATCAAGATACAGTAACAAAGGATTTCAATCAACAATAATAAATAATAAGGTATGACAGAGTCTGTTATAAATTTTCCGTCCCAAGCGGTTAGTGATTTAGAAAAAATAAGTGAAGACTATGGTTTAAAAATAGCTAGAGCTATTAGACATGAGTGGTTTTCAGAAAATGCATCTAAATTTAGAAACAATATTAGTAGTTTTCACAAACTAAGATTATACGCTAGAGGTGAGCAGGATATTAAAAAATATAAAAACGAATTATCAATAAATGGTGATTTGTCATATTTAAACTTAGATTGGACACCGGTTCCAATAATTCCAAAGTTTGTTGATATAGTAGTAAATGGTATGGCTCAAAGATCTTACGAAGTTAATTGTTTTTCTCAAGATCAATATGGTGTAAGCAAAAGAACCGAATATATGGAGTCCATGATAAGGGACATGAAGAGTAGAGAGTATAACGATTTAGCTAAAGTAAATTTTGACATTGATTTATACGAAAACAACGTAGATACATTACCAGATTCAGAAGAAGAACTAGCGCTACATATGCAGTTGAACTACAAACAAGCTGTAGAAATAGCAGAAGAACAAGCTATAAACGTTTTACTAGAGGGTAGTGATTATGATCTTATAAGAAGAAGATGTCTTTATGATTTAACAACACTGGGTATAGGTGCTACAAAAACTACATTTAACTATAGTGATGGTGCAAAAGTTCAATACGTTGATCCAGCTAATTTAGTTTATTCATATACTGAATCTCCATACTTTGATGATATATATTACGTTGGTGAAGTAAAGGAGATACCAATAAACGAGTTGGTAAAAGAGTTTCCAGATTTAAATGAAAAAGAAATTGATGAAATTACTAAAAAATCTAAAGATCCAATAACCCATAGATCTACAAGTAGAGATAAAAATAAAGTTCACGTGTTGTATTTTAACTTTAAGACCCACTCTAATGATATTTACAAACTAAAAAAATTAGGTAGCGGCGCGGAAAAGGTTATTCAAAAAGATGACACGTTTAATCCACCTGTTGAAAACATGGATGGGGACTTTAGTAGATTAGAAAGAGTTATAGAATCACTTTATGAGGGTGTTTATATACTTGGAGCAGATAAGTTATTAAGATGGAGAATGTGTCCAAATATGATGCGATCTGACTCTGATTTCAGTAAAGTTAAAATGAATTATCAAATAGTTGCACCAAGAATGTATAGAGGTAAAATAGAATCTACAGTTAGTAGAATAACAGGTTTTGCTGATATGATACAACTAACACATTTAAAGCTACAACAAGTTATGGCTAGAATGGTTCCCGATGGAGTTTTCTTAGATGCAGATGGTTTAGCTGAAATAGATCTTGGTAATGGAACAAATTACAATCCACAAGAAGCACTGAACATGTTCTTCCAAACTGGTTCTGTTATTGGTAGGAGTTTTACCTCTGAAGGTGATATGAATCCAGCTAAAGTACCAATTCAACAAATACAGAATGGAGCTGGTGGAAACAAAATACAAAGTTTAATTACAACTTATAATTATTACTTACAAATGATTAGAGATGTAACAGGTCTTAATGAAGCTAGAGATGGTAGTGTGCCAGATAAAAACGCTTTAGTAGGCGTACAGAAATTAGCTGCAGCAAATTCAAACACAGCAACTAGACATATATTACAATCAATGTTGTATTTAACCGCTGAAACAGCTGAGTGTTTAGCTCTTAGAATATCTGATATAATAGAGTACTCACCAACAGCTAATGCTTTTATAAATGCTATAGGTGCACACAACGTAGCGACATTAAAAGAGTTGAAGGATTTACATCTTTATGACTTTGGTATATTTATAGAGTTGTTACCAGATGAGGAAGAAAAAGCGATACTTGAAAATAATATACAAGCCGCATTAGCACAACAATCTATTGATCTAGATGATGCTATTGACTTAAGAGAGGTTAGAAATATAAAATTAGCTAACCAACTCCTTAAGGTAAAGCGTAAGAAAAAGATGGAAAGAGATCAGAAAATGGCCCAGCAAAATATTCAAGACCAAGCTAGAGCTAATCAAGAAACTCAACAAGCCGCAGCTAATGCTGAAATACAAAAAAATCAAGCAAAAACACAACTAGAAACACAATTAGAAGAAACTAAAAATAGTTTAAAAATAAAATATCTACAAGAAGAAGCTCAAGTTAAAAAACAATTAATGGCTTATGAGTTTGAATTAAACTCAAAAATAAAAAACATGGAAAACAGCACAAAAAGTATGATAGAAGCTGAGCGTGAAAATAGAAAAGATCAAAGAGTAGATAGACAAGCTATGCATCAAAAAGACATGGCGGCTGAAAGAAAGAGGGGTGAAACATTTAATAAATTTGAATCTTCAGGTAATGATATAGTTACAGGGGGAGCAGGTATTGGAAAGTTCGGTCCTCGTTAATATTTAATATTTTATAAAATTTTATTATGGCAGAAGAAACTAAAGAAGCAACTAAAAAAGTTGTCGAAAAAGAAAATGTAACAAAAATTAAAGTAAAGCCAGATGATGGTATTTACAAAGTTGATTTATCTAAACCACCAGTAAAAGACGAAAAGGTAGAAGAAAAACCCGTCGAAGAAGAGGTGGTCGTAGTCAATGAAGAACCTAAAGTTGAAAAAGAAGAGGTTGTTGAAGAACAAAAAGAAGAACAACCCATACTTCAAGAGATTACAGAAGAGGAGTTGATAGAGGAGGTTGAGGAAGCTGTAACAGAAGCAGAAACAACAGGTAAACCACTACCAGAGAAAGTAGAAAAGCTAATTAAGTTTATGGACGAAACTGGTGGTGATCTAAGTGACTACGTTAATTTAAATAGAGACGTTTCTAAAATGGACGACTCTGATATATTAGACGAATACTATCGCACAACAAAACCTCATTTATCAGTAGAAGAAAGAAACTTCATGTTAGAAGAAAGCTTTGGTGTAGATGAAGAGGTTGACGATGAAAAAGCTGTGCGAAGAAAAAAAATAGCCCTTAAAGAGCAAGTTGCCGAGGCTAAAGCCTACTTAGACAGGCAAAAGTCTAAATACTATGAAGACATTAAAGCTGGAAGTAAACTCACAGACGATCAACAGAAAGCGATTAATTTCTTTAATAGATATAACAAAGAAACTCAAGAGCAGAAGAAAATATCTGAAGCAAGTAAAAAGAAGTTTAGACAAAGAACTGAAAGTGTTTTTAATAAAGATTTCAAAGGTTTTGATTATCAAGTTGGAGACAAAAAATTTAGGTTTAATGTTAAAGACATAAATAAAGTTAAAGAGACACAGAGCGATCTTAATAATTTTGTCAACAAGTTTGTTGGTGAAAACAAAGATACTATTGAGGATGCAAAAGGTTATCACAAGTCTTTATTTACAGCTATGAATGCTGATGCTATTGCTAGTCATTTTTATGAACAAGGCAAAGCTGATGCTACAAAAGCAAGAATTGCTAAAGATAAAAATATAAACCTAGATCCTAGAAAAACTCACGGCGAAACAGAAGTTGGTGGCGTTAAGTATAGAGTGTTAGGTGACACTGCTAATGATTTCAAATTTAAAATTAAAAAGAAAAAATAATTAATAATTTAAAGGAAATATATTATGGCAATTACACCGGGAGGTAATTTGAATATAGTACCTGCTCCAATACAGCAAGCATTACAATCAAATTACATCGATTTTACGAGTACAACAACACAAGGTTGGGCTCAACAATACCTGCCTGACTTAATGGAAAAAGAAGCTGAAGTTTTCGGACCGAGAACTATATCAGGTTTTTTATCTCAAGTTGGAGCGGAAGAGGCTATGACATCAGATCAAGTAGTTTGGTCTGAACAAGGTAGACTACACTTGTCTTACAAGTGCGATATAGACACGAACGATATTATTACTGTTCAACAAGACATTGATGGTAACACAATGACATCTCATGGTGTTAGATTAAATGATACACTTATTATTGCTGCACCAACTGGTGTTTATAAAGCAGTAGTAACAAGTATTACTGGTCTAAACATCACTGTTAAAGCTTATGATGGTACAACTGTACCAACATCTGGTAACACAGCTGATTTTGCAACTACTATTTTAGTTTATGGATCTGAGTTTGGTAAAGGAACTGGTTACTACACTAACTCTGCTGCTTCTACATCAGAAAATTCAAGAGGTGGTAATGAACCACAATTTAAGACTTTCACAAACAAACCAATTATATTAAAAGATTTTTACGAAGTATCTGGATCAGACGCTTCTAGAGTTGGTTGGGTTGAAGTTTCAGGAGAAGAAGGAGCAAATGGTTATCTTTGGTACTTAAAAGCTGAAGCTGACACAAGAGCTCGTTTTAATGATTACTTAGAAATGGCAATGATTGAAGGTGTTATTGGTTCTGATGCAGCTCATAATTACGGTGGTGGTACTGCTTCTACTGGTGCTAATGATGCTGATGCATTTATTGGTTCTGATGGTGATGCTATTGGTACACAAGGTTTATTCGATGCTATTGAAAAAAGAGGTAATGTTACATCTGGTGTTACAGGTGTTAACGCTGCTACTGATTTAGCTGAATTTGATGCTATCTTAGCTGAGTTTGACAAACAAGGTGCTATTGAAGAATACATGATGTTTGTTAATAGAGCTACTAGTTTAGCTATCGATGACATGCTTGCTTCAATGAATTCTTACGGAGCTGGAGGTACTTCTTACGGAGTATTTGACAACGATGAAGATATGGCGTTAAATTTAGGTTTCTCAGGATTTAGAAGAGGTTCTTATGACTTCTACAAATCTGACTTTAGATACTTAAATGATTTAGCTACAAGAGGTGGTATTAATGCTGTTGCTGGAGCTAACGCTATTAGAGGTGCTATGGTACCAGCTGGTATGTCTTCTGTTTATGACCAACAAGTTGGTTCAAATATGAAGAGACCTTTCTTACATGTTAGATACAGAGCTTCTCAAACTGATGATCGAAGAATGAAATCTTGGGTTACTGGTTCTGTTGGAGCCGCTACATCAGCGTTAGATGCAATGCAAATTCATATGTTATCAGAAAGATGTTTGATCACACAAGGTGCAAACAACTTTATGTTAATGAAGTAATTTGTTTAAATATAGGGGCAGCCAAGCGCTGCCTCTATTTTTTTATTAATTTTTATTATATTATATTATGGCAAAGAAAAAGAAAACAACAGTTGAGGTTGAAAATCCTCAAGTAGAAAATGAAACAAAATTACATGCCGAGGATCGGTATACAGTAGAGAAACCGGTGGTAGAAGAAATACCTAATGCTAGAAAGGTTTTAGATGACTTAAAGTTAAAACAAAAACAAAAGTCAAGTGAGTTTGAACTAAAAGATAGAGTGTACTATTTAAAAGGAAAAAATAAACCATTATCATATTCAATTAGAACATCTAATTTATTTTGGTTTGATGAAGAAAAGGGTTATGAAAGAGAAATAAAATATTGTCAAAACCAAACAACTTGCTTTGTTGATGAAATGAAAGGTCAACAGAGGTTAGAACATGTTGTTTTTAGAACTGGAGTTCTTTATGTTCCTAGAGAAAAATCAATTTTACAAAAATTTCTATCTATGCACCCACATAACGGTTCTATATTCTATGAACATGAACCAAAGAAAATAGCTGAAACACAACTAGATAGTTTAGTTTTAGAAGTTAAAGCTCTTACTGAAGCTAGAAATATAGATATTGGAATAGCTGAAGCAATAATGAGAGTAGAGGTGGGATCTGAAGTAGCTAACATGAGTTCTAAAGAGCTTAGAAGAGATTTACTACTATTTGCTAAGTCAAATCCTAATTTATTCCTAGAACTTGCTAGTGATGATAATGTTATACTTAGAAATTTTGGTATCAAAGCTGTTGAAGCTGGTATAATAGCTTTAACACAAGATCAAAGACATTTCATGTGGACATCAAATAGAAGAAAAGTAATGACAATACCATTTGATGAGCATCCGTATTCAGCATTAGCTTCGTTTTTTAAGACTGATGAAGGTATGGAAATATACAACAATATAGAAAAGAGATTAAAATTAAATTAATAAAATTTTAACTCAAGTAAAGATAGCCACCCAACAGGAGTGGCTATTTTTATTTAAGTGCTAACCTTTCTCGTTATTATGTAACTATAATAGAGTAAAATATATATAAATATGAGATCAAAAGGATTAGGGGATACAGTGGAAAAATTTACAAAA